AGGCGTTTCCAGAGAGCAGAAAGTAAAACTGATAAATTTTAATTGCGAGAAACTTCAGTCCTCGAGAATTGCATTGTATTCAAATTAAAACTTCATAGCTGATTATTAATAATCAACATCGGGCGTCAATTTCAGTCTAACATTGGCGCCTGCCAGAGGTGATGCGATGGCACAAGTAATCTTTAATGAAGAGTGGATGGTTGAATACGGCCTGATGCTTCGCACTGGTCTGGGGGCCAGACAAATTGAAGCATACCGCCAGAACTGTTGGGTGGAGGGCTTCCACTTCAAACGAGTATCTCCTTTAGGTAAGCCAGACAGCAAACGAGGGATTATCTGGTACAACTATCCAAAGATAAATCAGTTTATCAAAGACTCATGATATGTCTAAATTACCAACAGGTGTCGAGATTAGAGGTAGATACATTCGCATCTGGTTCATGTTTCGAGGAAAACGATGTCGGGAAACATTAAAAGGCTGGGAGATTACAAACAGTAATATTAAAAAGGCCGGAAATTTAAGAGCGCTGATAGTTCATGAAATAAACTCCGGTGAATTTGAGTATTTAAGACGTTTTCCCCAGTCCAGCACTGGGGCAAAAATGGTGACAACGAGAGTCATAAAAACGTTCGGAGAGCTTTGTGATATCTGGACAAAAATTAAAGAGACAGAGTTAACAACAAACACAATGAAGAAAACGAAATCACAATTAAAAACACTCAGAATAATAATTTGTGAAAGTACCCCGATATCACATATTCGTTATAGCGATATCTTAAACTACCGGAATGAACTGCTGCATGGAGAAACGCTTTACCTGGATAATCCAAGATCCAACAAAAAAGGAAGAACCGTGCGCACAGTTGATAACTATATCGCCCTGCTCTGTTCGCTGTTGCGTTTTGCGTATCAGTCGGGATTTATATCAACCAAACCATTTGAAGGAGTAAAAAAATTACAGCGAAACAGAATAAAGCCTGATCCGTTATCTAAAACAGAATTCAATGCATTAATGGAAAGTGAAAAAGGACAGAGCCAGAACTTGTGGAAATTTGCCGTTTACTCAGGACTTCGTCACGGGGAACTGGCAGCTCTGGCGTGGGAGGATGTGGATCTCGAAAAGGGAATAGTGAATGTCAGAAGAAACCTGACGATACTTGATATGTTCGGTCCCCCAAAAACAAATGCCGGGATCCGAACAGTAACACTACTGCAGCCTGCTCTTGAAGCACTGAAGGAGCAATACAAACTGACCGGGCATCATCGCAAAAGCGAAATCACCTTTTATCATCGGGAGTACGGCAGAACCGAAAAGCAAAAACTGCATTTTGTTTTCATGCCCAGGGTGTGTAACGGAAAACAAAAACCTTATTACTCGGTAAGCAGTTTGGGGGCAAGGTGGAATGCAGCAGTAAAACGTGCTGGTATTCGCCGCCGTAATCCGTACCATACGCGGCATACTTTTGCCTGCTGGCTGTTGACGGCAGGAGCGAACCCGGCATTTATAGCCAGCCAAATGGGGCATGAAACTGCGCAGATGGTGTATGAAATTTACGGTATGTGGATTGATGACATGAACGACGAACAGATAGCCATGTTGAATGCGCGGTTATCGTAGTTGCAAAGTTTGCCCCCAATTTGCCCCATTTAGTACCAGAGAACTGAAATAATGCAAGAAAATCAACAAATTACAAAGAAAGAACAATACAACCTGAACAAGTAAGGGCAAAAATCACAACTATCTGACTCATAAGTGTTTTACTTATTTTTCAATGTGTTAAACATCATCAGCGAGAACAATAAACTACGATAATCCACTCTTTTTTTGCCCCTTTTTTGCCCCTTTTGCAGCGTTTTGCCCCATTTTTGCCACAAAAAAAAATTCCAAAACGTCTCAATCAAAGTCAAACCAACCGCAGCACGTTCTTGCATACGACGTGCTGCGGTTTTCTTTATGATTTATGCACAATGGACAATTTGAAATTATTGATGATTGTATGGTGCATCGTTTTCTGAACCTACACTGATTTTTTGGTATAGCCTTGCTTAGCCAGTCTTACCGGATCAAACTCTTCGCTATTGCAATACTAACCAAAATCATCAATTTGACAGCGATTAACCAGAATAATAGTATACTATCACCAGTAAGAAATTATCGTTATTTGTAGCGATACATATTATATATATATCATTCTCAGGTGCGTACATGATTATCAACCAGGTACCTATAAAAATAAAAATCTTCATCTTTTTATTTTCATGCATCTCTATTATATTTTTGTTACTGCATGCAAATAATGGAATATACATAACACAAACAACACAAATAAGTTATAGTGTTTTCATTATTGGGCTTTTTTTCATAAACCTGATGATTTTTATTTTTCTATTGCTTTACTATGTTTCTAATCAGAGACAAAGTTATCTCTTAATTCTTTCATTCGCGTTTTTGAGCAACACGTATTATTTATTAGAAGTGGCTATTATTTCTTTATCTCCGTTAGGTAACGATTTATCTACAATCTATCAGAAATCAAATGATATCGCAATATATTATCTATTCCGTCAGTTCAGCTTTATATCTATAATCTTTCTGGCTGTTTATTCCACCAATGTTAAAAATAAAAGTGTTTTAGAAGATAAAAGAAACATAATAATTGTTGTTTTGTCAATATTAATTCTTTTTATTACTCCGTTTGTAGCAAAAAATCTAAGCAGTGACAATATAAAATATAGTCTTAATATTATACAATACTCGCTGAATCGTCATTTGCCGACGTGGAATATCGTGTACACCAAAATAATATCAGTATTTTGGCTTGTATTACTTATCAGCTCATGCATCAGCATACGTAATTACTCAAAAATATGGTTGTGTATAATACTTATTAGTATAGTGTCAGTATGCAATAATCTAATTTTATTGTATTTTATTGATAAATCCCATCCTGCATGGTACATGACAAAATTTCTTGAATTGATATCAATGATTTATATCATTTCAACACTCATGTATTATATTTTCAGGAAATTAAATCATGCTAATCATATGGCAATTCATGATCCACTAACGAATACATACAATAGAAGATACTTTATTGACTCATTGAAGAATATATCAAAACACCATGATTTCTCAGTAATAATGTTAGATATTGACAGTTTCAAAAGCATCAATGACAAATGGGGGCATCATATGGGTGATCAAGTCATAGTAATGGTTACCAGAATAATAAAAAAATCCATCAGGAAAGAGGATATATTAGGGCGCTTAGGCGGTGAGGAGTTCGGTATTATCATTAAAGGTAATACTCAAAAGCTCTTGCTATCAATTGCAGAGCGAATCAGAAAAAACATTGAAGAGCAATGCTCGGAAAAATTATTATCGCATGGACCTGAGAAAATAACTGTCAGTATTGGTTGCTTTACTTCAAAAGAGAATAATCTCAGCCCATCTGAAATGTTAGTCAATGCCGATAAAGCGTTATATCAAGCCAAAAGAACCGGAAAAAACAAGGTGATAATTCACTCAAAATAAACACCTTTTTAAAATACAGCCCCAATAAACTGCAGAATATTATCCCATATAATATCCTGCAGTTCGTAATGCACTATTCGATAATGGGTACTGTTGGCCATTCAATATCCGGTGCAGTTGTTGTATTAACACGGTTCAGCAACACCCGATATTTTTTCCAGGCTTCCAGCAATGAGGTTTCTTCCTCCGTTGCGATCTCCAGATCTACAGCATCCTGAAGTGGCGCTATATGCTCACTGGCTACCTGCATCAGGCTGTTTTTTGTTTCTTCCGCCTCCCGGATCCGGAACAGTTTTTCTGCTTCTGCATCTTTCACCCAGGCTGTGCCGTTCCACTTCTGAAACTCCCCTTCCGGCGATAACCAGGTAACATTTTCCGGTAACGGACCGAGTTCAGAAATAAATAACGCGTCCCCTGACGCTACGTCATAAACCGTTTTACCCCGATGGTCTTCATCGAGATGCCACGATGCCTTATCACTGTTGAAAACAGCCACAAAGCCAGCAGGAATATCTGGTGGTGCAATATCGGTACTGTTTGCTGGCAGACCTGTATGAGGCGGAATATATGCGTCACCTTCACCAATAAATTCATTAGTTCCGGCCAGCAGATTATAAATTTTTATGGTCCGTGGTTGTTCACTCATTCTGAATGCCATTATGCAAGCCTCACAATATAGTTAAATGCGATGTTTTTGACGGTGTTTTCCGCGTTACCAGCAGCGTTAACGGTGATGGTGTGTCCATGTGAACCAATCGCAACGGAGTGCGTATGAGCACCAATACCGACAGTATGCGCGTGTGCACCTGCAGATGCTGCTGTGCCGGACAGTGA